CTTCTTTCTCCATTGACCATTGTTAAATAGAGTAGTCTCTGGGTAACTATAAGATAAAAATTTTTGGTCTACTGGTACAGATTTACCTTTCTCAAAAAATGCCATTATAAACTATATTATACATAGATATAGTTTATCCAATAACAAAATAATTGTCTAAATCACTCAACTATAGTTGAGGTATATATTGAAATGTACTTGTTTCATAAACGGTTGCTCGGAAGGAATCATTATAACCTTCTACATAAACAGTGTCGCCATTACTTATGTTGTCACATCCATACTCGCTAGTGCAGCTTTTACCTTTCTGACTTATAGGCAATTTTGTATTTAAATTTCCTGTATTAGACATGGTGTAATATTGCCATTTATCTCTACCTGCCATTGTTCTGCGTCCCATAAGTGGTAATATCATATCGCTAGAACCAGATAATCTTGTTAATATACCAACTTGTTGGTATCCAGTGTTTAAACCTCTGGTTTCAATATTTACAGGAATAGCACCACGAATATCTCCACCGTAAGTTCGTGGATAGTATATTCCATCGGATTTCATTGGAGGCGAATAAGGGTCATTAAAAGGGTCAAGACGGGCAGAAATACCACCTAAAGTATTAATTTGAGGTGGCTGGGTTACAAAGATAACTTTTGTAGAATCGCTACCATAAGCGCCTTGGCCCGTTCCTTGGCCCGTTCCTTGACCATTCTTAGAAATAGTATAATAAAAATAAACAACAAGCACCAATATGACGAATAATAAAAATAATGTCATGTTTTCAATACAAAATACTCCAGGAATGCATTTTTTACCCATTTTAATATACAATATATTAATATTATTATCCAAATGGATTCATTAATTGAGTACCACCAGTAATCATCTTCATTACACCAGGTCCAAGAGCAGGTGGGAGCACATTTGTTACATCGTTTACCATAGGCATAGAGTGATCTACTAAAGAAGATATCTTCAATCGTTTACAATTATAGCATTGTTCACGAATATTTTTAGGATAATGCGATACATGAAACCCAGCTGAATTCAATACAATTCTATCAATATATTCAATTAAATCCCAAAATTGAGTTTCTAATGGATACAAGTCTATTTTAAGCTGGAAAGCAATCCATAAAAATATTCTAAAAGGTAGATATAATATTTGACCAATAGCTTCTAATAAATAATAAAAAATACATGTTTGCATATTAGATAAATTTTTAAATAAACACATCATCCATGACATAGAAAACGTAAATAGTGCAGTGATTCCATCAGCAAACGATAGGCCAAACTGTGGTAAAAACATCAGAGTGTTTATAAATACTTCCCATGCACCAGTTATAATATTAAGCAGCCCTTTAAATTCTATAGCAATAATAGGAGCCCAGAACGCAAGCCAGTATAAATATTGTGATTGCATTAGAGCACCTTGTAATGTATGAAAAGCCCCTTGTAAAGCATGAACAATTCCTTGTGTAATTGTAGTAGCCCCCTGAGCATCAGATATTAAAGTACCTACAGCACTCATTACCCATAACGGAAGCGGCATTTCTTATAAAGTAATAAATATATATTAGATATAGTTATAATATAATAACCAACTAAACAATTAAAAAATACTTTAATATGTATTATTACTACTTGTATTAATACATATTTTTTATTATGACGTTATGCTAAAATAAACATTTATTTGCCAGATGCATTATAATCGTTAAATTTATCAATATATCCTTGGAATTTTTCTAATAAAGGTTGCATATCTTTAACGTGATTAACTATTTTATCACGCGTCTCTTTAATTTCTGGTAATTTTTCAATTAATTCATTTTGCTCTGGGTCTTCTTCTTTACTAATAATTTGGTCTATATTTTTAGAAAAATCCTTTAAAGAACCAATTGATTTTTTATCAGAAGCAGGTGATTTCTTTTTATTAGAAGAGGCCGTAGGTTTTTTTTCATCGGTTTCAACACTATCGTCGTCCATTCCCTCCATACCTTCACTAAAAGAAGCACGACCATGCTTTAAAAGATGAGTAACTATAATCGCTACAAATAATATGACAATCATATTTTTAACAAAAAATGATGTTAATATACCTACCAATATAATTACTGAAAATGAGTACATATCTCCAATATTCAAAAAATAAACTAAATCAATTAATGCGATGGCAAAAAAGAAATAGAGTATTATACGATTATGTAGAATCGGACTAAAATTGTATTTAAATTTCATAAGTTTATTAAACATTTTTTGTATACTTTATATAGGGAAATTATTGATTATCCTAAATTTTAATTAATTATCTGAATTATCATCAGTTGCTTCACTAGAATCTAGAGTATAATCAGTTGGAACATCTCCACCATAAATGTCAAGTACTTCTTTCACTACTTCTTCACGTTGTATATCGCCTCTTTGAAATTCAAAACTTGAAATACTAGTTGAACGTTTGCCTCTAAATTTATTTAAGAAATCATCTAAACCATTCAATTCATTGTTTCGGTCATATTGTTCTAAATCACCAGTAATAACAAGACGGCTATTTTCTCCTAAACGAGTAAGCAACATTTTCATCTGTGAAATAGTAGAATTTTGCATTTCATCTGCAACTATCCAGCAGTTTTTGAAAGTGCGACCACGCATATATCCCAATGGAGAAATCTCAATAATTTTTTCTTCTATTAATTGAGTTACCTCTTTAGGTGATATAAATTGATAAAGTATGTCATAAATAGGACGCACCCATGGAGCCATTTTTTCTTCTAATGTCCCAGGTAAATATCCCAAATCTTCATCTACAGAAACAGAGGGACGAGTAAAGATAAGTTTTTCATAAGTTCCTAATAAAAAATTGCGCACACCAAATTCAGTCGCAAACATAGTTTTTCCTGTTCCTGCTGGGCCTGTCGCAACAACGATTTTCTTTGATTTTTGTTTCAATAAACCTACGTAACGCTCTTGGCTGAAATTTTTTGGGATAGTAAATTTCTGTTCAAATAGGGTTTTCTCTTGTCCAGAGAGGTATTGCATATTTTCATATAACTTTCTCTGTTTTGCAACAGAATTGTCTCTTTCTTTCTCTACTTCGGTGTAATACTCATTCAATAATTCCTTTTGATTTTGTTTCCTTGGTTTACGAGTACGTTGTTTCTTGGGTTCAGGTTTAGGCTCACCGATAGAGTCAGAAAGGTCAATGTCTGTATGCTTCATTTATATTAGCCAATGAAAATAAAAACTGGCATAAATTTATCATTTAGGGTCGTCTACAATTGGAAAAAGAAATTTATCCACAGTAGTTCGCACACAAAATAATCTATGTGTAATTATTCCAATGAAAAATAAAATTCCTAAAGTGGGGAGGAAGGGGTAGTTAAAATACCATGAAATTCCGTATGCAAGAAGTATTGTTAGCACAACATCAACTATAGCTATATTAAAAATTCTATATTGATGGGGTCCTGTGTTTGGTTTAGCAAACATGTCTCTATATTCACACAAGTTTAGCATATTTTCTAGTAATAATATATAATGGCAAAAAAAGGAGTCGTTAGAAACTTAGTGAACAGAGGTGAAAGGCTCGTTGGAAATGTAGCTAGTGGTGTTGGAAGCGTAGCTAGTGGCGTAGGAAAGTTCGTAGGAAGTGTGGTTCCTAAGTCATTTAAACGTGCTATGCGTGGTGGAAAATCAAGAAAGACTCGTAAGGCCCGTAAGTCTCGTAAGTCTAGAAAGTAAATCAAAAAATTGATTTATAAAAGTATGTGAATTTAAACGCACTTCACATACTCTCTAATTAAATTCCGAAAAGGAGATAAAATCTAACCAGTATATTATTTAGACGAAAATGTCCGAGCCATCCTTCACTGAACCCCTTTTGACGCCTGACGATAATCGCTACGTAATGTTTCCAATCCAACATGATGATATTTGGAAAATGTATAAAAAGCAAGTAGATTGTTTTTGGATTGTAAATGAAGTGAATTTAGCTCAGGATTTGAATGATTGGAATACATTAAATGAAGACGAACAGAAATTTATAAAAATGGTTTTGGCGTTCTTTTCGGCAAGTGATGGTGCAGTTACAGAGAATTTGGCGGTTCGTTTTATGGCAGATATTCAAGTTTCAGAAGCTAGGGCATTTTATGGCTTCCAAATTGCTATGGAAAATATTCACTCGGAGATGTATAGTTTGTTGATTGATACGTATATTAAGGATTCAGAGGAGAAGACCAAATTGTTTGAGGCAACAAAGCATTATCCTTGCATTATGAAGAAGTTCAATTGGGCAAAGAAATGGCTCAACGATAAACGTAGTAGTTTCGCAGCCCGTCTAGTTGCGTTTGCTTGCGTAGAGGGACTCTTATTTAGCTCATCATTTGCGTCTATTTATTGGTTGAAGAAGCGTGGCTTGATGCCTGGACTTACATTCTCTAATGAATTGATTTCTAGAGATGAGGCATTGCATACAGAGTTTGCAATCTTGTTGTATTCCAAGTTAGTGAGAAAGTTGCCTAAGAAGCGTATTCATGAGATTATTATGGAGGCAGTAGAGATTGAGAAGGAATTTATTACAGAGGCGATTCCTTGCCGAATGATTGGCATGAATGCGAAGTTAATGACGCAATATATTGAGTTTGTAGCTGACCGTCTTTCTCTTCAATTGGGTTATGATAAGATTTATGGCTCACAAAACCCGTTTGATTTCATGGAGTTGATTAGTATTGAATCTAAGGTTAACTTCTTTGAGCGTACCAACTCAGAATATGCTTTGGCAAACAAAACAGTAGATAAGGACGTCTTTGATTTTAGTACGGATTTCTAAACATCAAATTACAAAAAACATATTACGTATATTTTACATCCTTTTTTCCTGCTTCGTAACCACTACTCATCTCATACGTAAACACTTCTATTTCGTGTATTAATTCTTCATCGTCAGATTCTTTTTTACCACACATATTCATTAATCCAAAAATAACACCTTCAAAAAATCCGAAAAACCAACCAGAAATACCAATAAAAACATCAAAACAGGTGTTTTCGCGAGGAGCAAAGTGATTTATTTTTTTATAGGTCATCTTATAATATAATTATTTTTAGTATTTTACAAAAATAATTACAAAAAGTAGTATTGTAATGTTTCTAATGTATTATTTTTTATATATGTAAATCCATCATGTAGCGAATTATTAATGTAAATATAATAGCGTGTAAAACAAAGCCTAATGTTGTAGGGCAGCCATATTTGCCAGCAATTTGACCTACTAGTCCAGACAACAATGAATCAACTAATTTGTAGGTCCATGGATTAAACAATACCAAGAGAACGAATGTGGTGTATAGAGTGTAACGCCACTTATCAGCGGATTGAGGGGATTTTTTAGTGTCTTCCTTATGAGGCATTATATACAATAATTATATATTTTTGTCTTTACCAAGTTAAATAACTGAGTGATAAAATAATTGCAACAACACCCTTGGATAAAGCGTCAAAAAGATTAGTAAAAATGTTTTTCTCTTTCTCTTCAAAACAGTAGACTATACCATATCCAGCCCAAATAATAAAATACATACCAAATATAAGGAAATTAAAAGGATTGAAAGTATTCATCAAAAATGCGCTAAATATTAAATAAAAAATAAGTAAAAAAGGTATGAAACCGAGTATCATTGCAAAGAAACGGTCCAACATATTCACTTCTCCTAAATAGCCAAGTAATAACATAATGTAATTAAGCATCAAAATAGTAAACAAAAGAATAGGATTCAACGCTACTTTTGTAGAGCTTGAAAGTGCCAAACATAATGCAATAAGCATAAGAGGTGTAGTAAATACCCATCCATTGTAGCGTAAACGGTCAACTATAGTTAAATCTATTTTTTCATCCTCTTTATGAACTGTACTGAAATATTGATTTATATTACTAGTAAATAAAAAATACATGAAAGAAGAAATACCAGTGACTAAAATCTCAATAACTAAGATTCTTTGTAATTGGAAATCTTTGACAATGAATGCAGATATAAGGGTAATTACGAATGCACATATCATAAAATAGTAAACACCATAGAAAGATTTTTTAACAAGCTCTAATATTTGTTTATCGTCCATTTTTATATATTGACAAAATTATACGGACTAGAATATACGGTTTATCAAAACATTGCCGTTGTAATATACCTCAGTAAAGTAACCCTCTTGATTGTGGGTTCCTACCCAAACATATTGATATCCCGCATTAATCACCATGAATTTTCCATTGACTTTGAACCAAACAGAGCCCTTCAATGGATAATTATGATTTAAGTCACGGTTATGCACTTGACGAATTCTGGGGCGTTTTATTAGAAGCTCATAACGTGGGTCTGAAAGAGGTATTTTTCTTATTCTACAGTATTTGCCATGTCGCATAATCAATTCACCAGTAAATAGTTTAATATAATTAACGACATCTGGACTAACCATGAGCTTTCCGTCCTTGTTTCGCAACTTAAGAAGAATGTCTGACATTGTTGTTGATTTAATATGGCGTTATTAAATCAAAAAAGCAATCAATTTTTCACGCAATTCGTCCCGAATATAAAACTATATTAGCAATATTCGCAATTAAATGTAACATACAATGTGAATAAGTAGATTTCCAATAAAGTTTTTTTTTATAGTAATAAACACCCAATTGATAGAAACTAACTGCAATTACCATAAGTGCATAATATTGTATCATATATTGAGATTTATATGCTTTGTAGAGTTGGTAACTCATGGCCAATTTTACATAAAAAATATCTAAGGAACGTCGCCAAGAATAAGTTGGTTTAACCCAATAATTAATAGATGTTAAAAAAAACACCGCCTGGACAAAACGCTATTATATAATATCCATTGTATACAGCGTAAATAGATGAACCAAGCGACAAAAATGATACTCTATAGATAAGATTATACTGCTCTGGTTTTAATATACAATCCATAACAAATATAGTATAAGAAATTTATATCATTTTATATTATTTTACTTTACTCTTACGTGTTTTACCAGATGATTTTTTACTTCTCCTAGTACTACTAGAGAATGGCTTTGAACCTTTCTCTAATAATACTTCTTTATTAAAATCTTTGTCTCTTAATAAATTTAAATCACGTATGGCGACACCTATTTTTGGAACGCGAACAATAAATCTACCATCCTCTCTTTTTCTTACTATCCATCTGAATCTAGGTCTTATTACATTGGGAAATTGTACTAAAACCACTTTTCCAATAAATTTATCCATATAATAATCATTATATTTTTATTCAGTAGAATTATAAATATCTAACGTACGCGCACTTGCATCTTTAGCATTGACATACTTAGGCATCCAGAAATAAGGTAATATTTTGCCCATTCCACTATAATGCGACTCAAATATTTTGCGATAATAATATTGCTCAGACGTCTGTGGCAAAAGATGGTCACCTACACCAATCATACCGTCATTACATTTGGCGAGTTGTTCATACATATCTGGACGTTGACTAATATAAGAATAGTTAGGTAATTCTTCCCTGGCAAATTTGTCATCACAATACTCTTGGATGATTTGATAAAGGGAACGACTTGTTTTAGATACACCATCGCTAAAAGCCTCTTTCCTACGGAAAAGCACTTCTTTTGGTAAAAGAGGTTTACCCATATGATTTTCATATTCCTCCTCACTGAATGCATTACGAATAAGATATTTTTCCATAGAACAAGAATTTTTATGGAAACGCAATTCTGTTGGTATTGTCATATAATACTGAACCCATGCTCTGTCTAAAAACGGCGTTCTAGGCTCTAGACCATGAGTAGATATAGATTTATCAGAGCGCAATACGTCAAATAGATAAATATCTTTTAATAATCTGCGACTCTCTTTATCAAACTCAATTTGGTCAGGTGCATAATTCATATATAAATATCCTCCAGCTAGCTCATCTGAACCATCGCCATTAAAAATAACTTTGACTTCACTATGTTCTGAAATATATTTACCAAGTAGCCAATTACCAATACTGGCACGAACTGTTGTAGTATCATAACTTTCAATGTCGCGAATAACATGAGGTATAGCATCTAAAAAATCTTGCTCCGAAAGCAAAATCTCTGTATGTTTTGTTCCCAAATAATCTGCTACAATGCGAGCATATTTTAAGTCTTCGGAATCTGGTAGGCCGATACTGTATGTTTCTATGGTAGGAAGCCCTTTTTTATTATGGAAATCGTTTACTAGAGCGGCAATAAGACTGCTATCTAGACCACCAGATAATAAACAAGCAATAGGTCGTTCAGTAGTAGAACACCTCTTTTCAACCGCACTCTTTAAATAATATTGAATATTAATGAGTACACTGTTATATCCAAACAGTGTATTGTTGTTATTAAATCCAATTGAGTGATACGGACACTGATTTTTTACTAATTCCCATGCCGAATTTACTTTGAATTTGAGGTCAAATACTGAATATGTGCCAGGTGAGAACTGTGAGATTTTATAGAAAGGCATGTGTTTTTTAATTAAACGCTTGCTCTTTACATACTCGTTCATTTTGTTTTTAATTTCGTACAACATCTTGAGCTCACTAGCAAATCCAAAAACATTTGAACTAATATTAAAATCATAAAGGGTTTCGCTTCTAACTGGTTCAAACGGGTCAACCGAAACAGTTTTATCTTCCTGTCTTAAAAAATAAAGTGGGCGTACTCCGTATGGGTCACGCGCAATATACATTTTAGAGGTGGCCAAGTTCATTCTGTAATCTATTAAAACAAAAGCAAATACTCCATCTAGCACTTGCAATGTTTGTTCAATACCATACTTTTTATATAAATGAATAATAACTTCGCAATCAGAATTAGTCTTCGGTTTTATATTCATGGTATTATACAGTTCATTGTAGTTATAAATTTCTCCATTGCAAATAAGAGCAATATCATCAATAACAATAGGTTGATTAGATATATCATTTAACCCATTGATGGCCAAACGATGAAACCCAAAATCGGCCTGTATCATTATATTTTTAAATACCGAATTCTCAGGTCCTCTGCCTCTTCCTTTTTCAAATTGTTCTTTAATAAATTGTGTAGTTAATAGATGGCCACTGTTATTTAGTAAAGTGAATATTCCACACATTTTTACATAATATTCATAAATAATCTTTATACCTATTTATTTGAATCAAAATGTTATAAAAAATTTGTTGTTATAATATATTATGGATTCTCTTAACTATAATAAGTATGACAATAATGTGATTAGCGAGTATAAAGGTAATGATAAATTAAATAAATCAGAATCTGCTTTAGCCAATAGACCTTTAATGCCTATAATGCCTGATTGGAATACAAATAAAAAACAGGCAACTAAACCAACCGCTCCTGAAGATGTAAAAAAATCCAATGTTTCAAAGTATAATGAAAAGGATTCTACTATGCTTCCTATAACAATAAAACCTGGTAATAATAACAACTATGATGTATTAGAGAACGAATTAATAAACGCAGATATGGATTATAACAGTAATGACAAAATGGTAACAAACATTCCAGTGATTAATAAGAAAGAAAATAAAGAAAAATCTGAATACAAAATGGATTTTGCAACTCACATTTATCTAGGATCTCTTACTGTGATTGGGTTGTTTGTATTTTATAGATTAATACAAAAAACTCGTTAATGTTTTTAAATCTTATATCTCTTGTAAAGCTCTAAAGCAGTCAAACCACCAAATATTTGCGCAAGACAGTAAGGAATGATATCAACTGTTGGTAACTTACCAGCTGAAGCCATTACAATAGTAACAGCGGGATTGATGTGTCCACCAGAAATATTAAGAGTAAGTAACATAGACAAAGCTAAAGCCGCACCAATAGCTAAAGGATTACCAGTAGCTAAAATGACATAAACAAAGAACGCAGTTCCGAGAAATTCTACTAAATAGTTGTACATCAGGTATATCATATGTTGCGAAAAAATTAATCGTTATAGAATGATTAATTTTTTTATAATCCATAAATCATTTTCATGAACGAATTTATTGAAGGGTATCCGTATTGTTCAAAATAAAGCTTTGAACTCATTCCTATCATAAATAGTATCCATAAGCATAAATAGCCCAGAACAACAAATCCTGCTATTCTCAAATAATAATTCATTTTATATATTAACAGTAATAAAATTATTAATCAATCTCTTGGATTTCAGGACCATCATCAATGTCGTCTTCTTCAGTAGGTTTGACTGGCTCACTGGACCCTTGCGCTTCCGATGAACCTTGTGCTTGCGCTTGTGCTGACGCTTGCGCAGTCAAACTAGTTACTGCATCCATCATTTCCTTAGACTTGGATTCAAACTCCTCTTTACTAACAGCAGGATTTTCAGTATGCCAATCCTCATATTCCTTAATAACATCATCAATCTTCTTTTTAGTGTCAGCATCTACTTTATTTTCAGCACTTGAATTTGTGCTCTTTAATTGATAGATCTGCTCTTCCATCTTATTCTTAGCTTCAATCCTAACTCTCTGCTCCTCATCAGCAGTCTTATACATCTCAGCCTCTTCAACCATTCTATCAATTTCCTCCTTGCTCAATCTACCCTTGTCATTCGTAATAGTAATCTTACTTGACTTTCCAGTTGACTTTTCTGATGCGGACACATTCAAAATTCCATTAGCATCAAGGTCAAATGCAACCTCAACTTGAGGCATACCACGAGGCATAGGAGGAATGCCATCCAATTGGAACTTACCTAGAAGAGTATTATCCTTGGTCATAGAACGCTCACCCTCAAACACTTGAATAAGCACACCAGGTTGGTTATCAGCGTACGTAGAGAATGTCTGTGTCTTCTTTGAAGGAATAGTGGTATTGCGATTAATAATCTTGGTCATTACACCACCAGCAGTCTCAAGGCCAAGACTGAGTGGGCAAACATCCAAAAGAAGCAAATCCGAAATTTTAGAATCACGGGAGCCAGTCAAAATCGCAGCTTGAACAGCTGCACCATAAGCAACACACTCATCGGGGTTAATAGACTTACAAAGCTCCTTGCCATTGAAAAACTCAGATAAGAGTTGTTGAATCTTAGGAATACGAGTGCTACCACCAACCAATACAATCTCATTGATTTGGGCCTTGGATAACTTGGAATCACGAAGTACCTGCTCAACTGGTGCCATGGTCTTTCTGAACAAGTGGTCACATAAGTTCTCAAACTTAGCACGTGTAATACTGCTGTTAAAATCAATTCCCTCATAAAGACTATCAATCTCAATATTTGCTACACTAGATGAGGAAAGAGTACGCTTAGCGGACTCACATGCAGTGCGAAGTCTTCGCAGCGCACGAGCACTATCGGAAATATCATGCTTATGCTTGCGCTTAAACTCTTGCATAAAATGCTCAACCATGGCTGTATCAAAATCCTCACCACCAAGATGAGTATCACCAGCAGTAGCCTTAACTTCAAAAATTGACTCTTCAATGGTAAGGATTGACACATCAAAAGTGCCACCACCGCAATCAAAAATAAGAACATTCTTTTCACCCTCACTCTTCTTATCAAGACCATATGCGATTGCTGCAGCAGTAGGCTCATTAATAATACGAATAACGTTGAGACCAGCAATTACACCAGCATCCTTGGTGGCTTGCCGCTGAGAATCATTGAAATAAGCTGGAACCGTGATAACTGCGTCAGTAACAGGTGACCCAATAAAGGCCTCTGCAATCTCCTTCATCTTACCGAGAACCATAGAGCTGATTTCCTCTGGAGCAAATACCTTTGTCTCACCCTTGAACTCTACCTCAATAAATGGCTTATTTTCACGACTAATCACATTATAAGAGAAATGTTTAATATCTGATTGGACCTTCTCATCGTTAAAATTGTTGCCAATCAAACGCTTAGCATCAAAAACAGTATTTTTTGCGTTATTGGCAGCAAGAGACTTTGCAGCTTCACCAATCAAACGCTCTTCTTGAGTAAAAGAAACATAAGAGGGCATTGTGCGGTTACCCTGGTCGTTCGCAATAATCTCAACATG